TGCTACTTGTAAGCACTTTTTTAGCAAACATCGCTACGCCGACTGTAGCTAGAACTTTACTAAATTGAATTATAAGATCAAGATTATCTGCGACTATCCGCATGAACTCAGAAATTGATTGGACTATCGCGTCAAAAGACTTTTGAAATTGACTAGAAGATACTACAACAGCGAGTTCATTTATTGCCTGAGACGCGCCCGGAAGCCCTTGATCTTGTGCCATTAAGTCAAAGAAAGAGTTTCTTAGCCTGTCTACTGATGCAGCTAGGCGTTGAGCCTGATTCTGAGCCTCAGAGCCAAAGACTTTTTGTAACTCTCGGCCAAACTTAGGCAGAACTTCATCAGATAGAAGCTCGCCGTTCTCCATCATTTTAAAGAGTTCTTGGGTCGTCACACCAAGTGACTGGGCCATGATCTGAATAGAACCCGGCATCCGCTCACCGAGCTGCTGCCTAAGTTCCTCAGCAGAGACTTTGCCCTTAGACATCATCTGTTGAAGGGCCATCATAGCACCTTCAGCCTGTGGGGCGGTCAAGCCCATGGCGCGAGACGCTTCAGAGATGCCTGTAAAGATTGTTCGCAGTTCTTCGCTCGTTATTGATGTGCCACGAGCTGCGGCTGAAAATTGTGCCATTTGCTTGGCAATAGCAGGAAAGAATAAGCCAAGGCGATTAGCTTCTTCTCTAATGAAGGCTAACTGTCCTGCTGCTGCGTTAGCACTTCCTGTAGCGACTCGCATGGTCGCTTCAATGTTGTTTAGCTGTGTAGTAGCCTGCCCAATCTCTCTTGCAAGCCCGACAAAAGTAAGGCCACCAATACCAGCAGAAAGAAGACCGAACATCCGCGTGAGTTTACGCGAAGAGTTCGCCATCTTTTCTGTGGCACGAGTAGCCTTATCTGTCTTCTTTTCGTAGCCGCCTACTTTACGACCAGTTGTTTGAGCTTTAATGCCCAACTCATTAAGGGAGCGGGTTGCCCTGTCAACCTGCCGTGCGTCTACCTCAATTTGAATTCTACCGACTTCCGCCACTTCGCTTTTTCCTTCTCTTGCTTATTGCCTTGAAGGTTTCAGAAACCTTGTCAGACACTTTTTCTCTATTCACTTGCTCGGGATCGACCCAAGGCGGAGGACATTTGGCGTCTTTTGACTTGTTCTGTTGGTCAACAAATGCAAAAGATAGGTGGCGTATAGCAGTGACCTCTTTTGGCTCAAGTGACATACCCATAAGGTTCTGCCAAGACTCGATTGATTGCCAATCTAAAGGTGTAGGCCCCATGCCACCATGGACAAAAGGGCCTGCTTCAAAGAGCCACCTGATTATGTAGTCTAGACACCCCCCTTCGGGGTAAGGGCCTTCGTAAAGGTCTGATCTAGGTCTTGACTGCTTTTCAGGTGGAGTAGACAGATAGGCGTAGAACCTAACGTAGGTTTCTGCTACTCCGAGTTGCTCGTAAAAAAATTGGCGCGATCACCTTGGAATTCGTCGATTTGCTCGGCAATCCATGGGTAATCTGTGTACACCTGCCGGACAGCTTTCTCTGAAAACTCCAGCTCTCCTCCGTCTACTTCGATCCCACCCCATCCAAGGGTAAGCGCGACACGGGTTTCCATTGCTTCACGCTCAAGCATGTCGATGTCCAGATTCTTCCCGTTGTTCTTACCACGGAAAAGACGCTGTACCTGAGCGCGTCGCTGTTTTGCTAACTTGGAATCTGGCCCTGCCACTTTGATCCAAGCGTCTGTGTCAACGCCGGTCATGGGATGTACTAATGTGAGGACTGCGCCCTCGTTTGATCCTTCAACGGAGTTAAAATCATCAAGTTTCATAAAGACCCCCGGTCTTATTTGCTAAAGGTAAAGTTTAAGCTGCGGCAACTTCGATAATGTCGTTCGTGATCTCAAGGCTTACGCTTGCAGTAGTGATCTGATCGACAGTACCGACGTTAGTGGTGTAGCTCATAATCTGAGCTTCAAAGTAAAGAGTTGTGCCGTCCTGTAGGACAACCTCAAAGCTGTAGCTGTCATCGCTATCTAGGCCCTGAGTCAGAAGAGTCTGACCAGCATCACCCGGAACGCGAGCAACAGTCATCGCAACGGTTCCATCATTATATGAACCTTTACGCTTGACAGTCCGACGGTCGCCTAAAGGATTGTGGGTTACGGCTGAGTATTCACGACCAAACTCGCCAAGGTCAGTTACTTCGCCGATTAGGCTAAAGACAAGTGCCTCGAATCCAGCTTGGTCATAAGTTGCAGGGTTTCCATCCACTACTGAAATAGTAGTGCCTGCCGATGTAAATGCGTCACTCATTTATGAGTCCTCTTAGGCTGCTGCGACTTCTACGATGTCGTTGGTGATTTCTAGTGAAACGCTGGCAGTCGTGATCTGGTCAACGGTGCCTACGTTGGTTGTGTAAGACATCACCTGTGCTGCAAAATACAGCGTGGTTCCGTCTTGAAGCTCTACCTCAAAGTAATAGCTATCGTCTGAGTCAAGAGCAGTCTGTAGTTCTGATTGACCAGCGTCGCCGGGTACACGGGCTACAGTCATTGCGACCGTACCGTCGTTGTATGATCCCTTGCGCTTAACAGTGCGGCGATCCCCAAGAGGGTTATGCGTTACTGCACTGTACTCACGACCGAACTCGCCTAAGTCCGTGACCTCACCGATCAGCGTGTAGCTGAGTGATGGAAGACCGTCAGTTGAGTTGTCGTCGTAGTTCGTTGGAGCTGTTGAAGTCAGCCCGATAGTAGTTCCTGCGGAAGTAAATGCGCCTGATGCCATTTCTTATCTCCTAGCCTTGTGTGTTACTAATTGTTTTTGTTAATGTACTTTCAAATGACCTTACTGCCCTTTTAATCCATAAGCGTGGCTGTTGGTAAGACCACCCTTCGTATTCTAATCGGTACATGTAAGGTACGCTGTTGGATAGGTAAACGAGCTTACCTGCAACATTTCCATTTAGCTGGCTCAACCGGCTAACGGAACTCTCCCGCGACTCTGTTACGGTTGTGTCAGGTGCCCCCACCGAGGGCATCCAGTTAGCTTTTGCCTTTCCCGGAACATATCCCGGTGGAGGCGAAGTTTTCCAAGTGCTTGGGTTGCCTACGGGCGTTTCTTCAATGATTGTCCTGAAAAGGTCTTTAGTGCTTTTCTCTGCAACATCTTCAACACGCTTTCCCATCTTATCCGCGATCTCTTTCATTTGCTTAGAGAAGTTTTGTGCGGAGTATTGATTAGCCATGAGTGTGGAAATACCTCCAGTTTATTGTGACAGGAAGTAGGTACTCTGAGTCTGTGGAGACTGCTGCTGCGAAGTTAATCTCTTCAATAAACAAGTTTGGGATTGGCTCGCTTACTGCACGAAAGTGTGCAGCGATCTTGTCTGCCATGTTTTCCGCTTCTGCTGGGCCTTCGTTAGCTGGCGCATAAATGTTAACGCTGTAGACACCCGGTGTGTTCTGTGCCCTGTTGAAATTATACATTGTCCCATCAGCGGGCATATTCATAACTACAAGGTATAAGCCTTCTGGCGGATCAAAGTTGACATTAGGAAATGCGATTGGAGGTGCGTCCTGCATGGCAAAGATGCGCTGGTCTAGTGCGGATGTTACTTCTCTAAACATCTTAGTTCCTTACCTGCGCTTCTGTGTAAAGCTCAATGCCTGCTTGGTTGAGGGGCCGTGCTATTACTACTCGCCACTCATCGCCTTCAAACGTAACCCGATCATCTACTTCGACACTTGCTGCAACGAGAACACGAGCGTCGCCTTGTAGAACAATCGTCTCATCAATCTCGTCATTACGGTAATTAAGCCAGACGGCATCTGCCGTGTAAGTCTCGGTAGTTGTTGTTACCGTACCTGTGCTTGGGTCGTAGGCTTCACCAACTTGCCGTGTGAAAGTCAGTTCTTGACCAAAGCGATTGATTAGCCGATAGGCTGTATCTTTTGTCCGTGCGTAGTCGAACTTAGGCACGGCTTACACCGATGTTACCTGACCCAACTGTTCCACCGCGCAGATACTTACGCAGTTTAAGATTAATCATCGGGTCAAAGCTGCGGTTGCCTGCACCATCTTGGAACTCTACAGAGATCGTATCTACTGTCTCTGACTTGATGCTAGGTTTAATCGTTGCAAACGGGCTGTTGCCTTGGTCGATTGCAATAGCGGTTTGAAACTCTGCGTCAATGACAT